GGCGAAATCTATGGTTTTGACGATATCGATCATTACCCTGAGTCTGTAGGCAAATGTATGACGCACATGCAAGGTCTTGCAGACGCAGACGATAATGACGGTCTACTATCACATATGTACGTTCGTCACTTTGGAGAATTGCATGGTGGTCAAATAATCAAAGCCAAAACCCCAGGTAAGGGTGTTATGTATGAATTTGAAGGCGATACTAAGGTTCTTATCGAAGAGTTTAGAAAGTTACTCCATGATGGCATGGAAACAGAAGCTAAACGTTGTTTTGATTTCGCCTCAGAGTTGTTTGACGAACTGTCAAAATAGTTGACAAATAACAGTTTTTATTGTATGATGTATCTATTATAACTCATAAAAAGGAGAGACTAATGCAAGAACCAGTTTTTGAAAAAGGTTATCCAGATTACGATGCAGTCAATGACTTAAAGCCTAAAGATAGAGCATTGCGAATTCATAAGAGCGTAACTGCCAGAGAACGTCGCAAAGAGGCTAAAGATATCATAGAAACTCGAACGACTAATGAATATAATAAATTACGAAAACAAAGAAGGAACAAGAAATAAAATGGATTTTCCACTGTGGAATAGATTGAACGATTATGCTGAAAACTTATCGAAACGTTTTGATAAGAGTTTCGCCCGTTATGACAATCCAAAATACACAGATGATATGAAGTTTGAAGGTTGGGAAGACACTTTTTGGGAGTCTGATAAGATTTCTAAGTGTCATCTAAAGACTATCAAACCGAAAGATGCGAAGTCTTTGTGGCTAATGCATATTAACATTTTTCCTAATGTGGGCATTGAATTGCCCATATTGGGTTTTGATATTGTAGCAGGACCTAAAAAGGTTACAGGATCGTTTATGGACTTTTCTCCTTTGCATGGGTTCGACCATCCATACAACGAATACATGAAGATGGCTATTCAAGGTTTGAAGTGGAATAAACCACGAGAACTACCAGAGTGGGCTACAGAGATATTTTCAGACTCGATGATTGCAATTGGGAACATACGAGAAGGTCATGAGTTGGATCAGTTTATTTCAGTTACATCTCAATTGGTAACATACTATCTATCTAAAATGGAAGAACATGCATCTGTATCAGGGCGTGATACACTTCCAATAATGAATAAATATTGTTCTAACCAAAAGCTTAACCCACACCTACATAGGTCAATTCTTGCTATGGGTATTAGTGAAGAAGACAAAGAAACTTATGTAAACGAAATACTGTTTGAGGAAAAATAAACTTGACAATTAACGGATGTTGTGGTAGTATGTCTATAACTAAAGGCATAGATTATATAACTTTTGGAAATCATTCATTTAAGGTAACTGTACACCATTGCGAAGGTTGTGGGCAGTTGAAGGCAACCTCTAACATTAAGGAATTCAAAATGACAAACGATAATATTATTGTAGAGAAGGCAGGGCAAACGCTCAGAGCCGAATATTTTAAAACTAGCAATGGGTCAGGTATTCGTTGCTACATCAATGAAGAATTCATCCAAGAAGAAATATATGAGGGTAAGTCAATTTCTTGGGCAGAAAGTGCCGCAGAAAATTGGACATCGGGGATTAAAACGCTGAATGGATAAAGAACAACCGATTATCTCACCCAGAACACCTGAGAAAGTACATCACGAAATATCTAATATGCTGTCAAAAGGCGTAAATTATATTGATGCACTTATTGAATATGCACGTCAACACGACTTAGAAATAGAAGCAGTGGCTGACATAGTTAAAAAGTCCTCTATACTAAAAGAGAAAGTTAGAACTGAGGCAGTGAAAATGAAAATGGTGGTTAAAGATGAAAGAGACATCACAGAGCTTTGCTAATAAGCAATCCTTTAAATGTTATATGAATTACGTTGGTATGAAAAAGCATTTTAAGACAAACTATGACTATATAAAGCATAGTGGGAAAGTAAGTGCTACATTCGAAAAGTTTAGAACAAGAACTGACGTATTCTTTTTCAACAAAGTTTCTAGTATGGAAGATTACGAGAATGTTTTGTTAGCTAACATCATAGCTAAGCCAGATGTTTTCATAAGAGAAATTGCAGAGAGGGAAGGTCATGATCGCTATATAGAATGGCGTCGTGTCCAAGAATCTTTGTCAAGGGTGGTGAAAGATGATATCACAAAATTGAATGATGATTGGCAAACCAATTTCATTTCAGTTAAGGGGCAACATCCTTTTATCATGTCATTATATATACAAAAGCAAATAACGATGGAGACGTTTACAATTCTAACTCATGTTGCAAATATTTTTGACTATTGGGAGAAGAATTTACTTGACAAAATCGTAGCAAGTGATATAATAAAGTATTCAAGAAAATATAGACCTTTCTTGAAAATAGATGAAAAAAAGTTCAAGAAAATCATTCGAGAGCGCTTTTTCTGATATAAATAAGCAGTGGACTTAGTTCACTATACATCGCAATATAACATACACAACGCTATAAAAAGCAAAATTAGGAGATATAAGTCATGGACTTTAATACACTTAAAAAGAACCGTTCAAACTCATTGAACAAACTAAACTCACAGCTTGAGAAAATTCAAAGCAAGAGTTACTCAGACCCCAACGAAGGTAAGATGTGGAAGCCTACACGCGATAAAGCGGGTAACGGTTTCGCTGTAATTCGTTTCCTACCAGCACCAACTGGAGAAGACTTTCCATTTGTACGCATTTGGGATCACGGTTTCCAAGGACCTACAGGTCTGTGGTATATCGAAAACTCTTTGACAACATTGGATCGTGATGATCCTGTGTCAGAATACAACAGTAAGTTGTGGAACTCTGGCGTCGAAGAAGACAAGGCAGAAGCACGTAAGATGAAACGTCGCTTGAAGTATGTCTCTAACATCTTGGTGGTTTCAGACCCATCAAATCCACAAAATGAAGGCAAGGTATTCTTGTATCAGTATGGTGCAAAAATCTTTGGTAAACTTCAAGAACTTCTGAACCCACAGTTTGAAGATGAAACTGCGGCTGACCCATTCAATATGTGGGAAGGTGCTAACTTCCGATTGAAGATTCAGAAAGTCGCTGGATACCCTAACTACGACAAATCAGTCTTTGATACACCATCTGCAATTTCAGATGATGACTCTGAATTGGAACGCATCTTTAACGAAGAGCATTCCTTGAAGGAATTAGTCGATCCAAAGAACTTTAAGTCATATGATGATTTGAAAACAAAGTTCTATCGTGTACTTGCGTTAGATCAAGCACCATCAACACCTAACACAGCGGAAGAGGTTGATGATTTGGATATGTCAAGCTTTGGTGGTAATACACCAGAACCAACACTAAACGTAATGCCAGAGTCGCAATCAACGGCTCCCTCAATGTCCATGAACGACGACGATGATGATGATCTGTCAATTTTCAAGGAACTGGCGAATGGCTAACAAAGTCTATGAAGAGGTTTTAGACTTTGACTTTGGTTTCAGCTTTATTGATGAAGAGCTTCAAGAGAAAGAAGCTGAAGCCAAGGTTGCTATTGAGAGAGTTAGCAGTGAGAAGCAGACGTTAGAAGACCAACTAACTGACGCTAAACTCAAGGCTGACGATCTTGAGTATCGTTTAGAACTATTATTTAAATCGGTAACACCGTTCTTGGACAACCTATGTAGGAACTCTGAGAAATCAACAATTTATTGGCCTGATCGCGTATCTAAGATTGAGGCTTATAAATCAAAACTAAAAACTATCGTAGAGGGAAGTTGATATATAATGAATGATTTATTGAACACAATCGTAAAGAATAGTACGATTAAAATGACTGCCCCTATTACAAAGTCTAAAGTATACGGCAAGAAAGACATGGCTCCTACTCAGGTTCCTATGGTCAATGTTGCTTTGTCTGGACGTATTGATGGTGGTTTGACACCAGGACTGCTAGTTCTAGCAGGACCTTCTAAACACTTTAAGTCAGCATTTGCCCTACTTATGGCAGGTGCTTTCATGAAACGGAACCCAGACGCAATTCTGATGTTCTTTGACGCAGAGTTTGGAACACCACAAGCCTACTTCGAAAGTTTTGGCATTGATATGGATCGTGTAGCACACATTCCAATCACAGATGTTGAGCAATTGAAGTTTGAGATTATGCAACAGCTTGATAAGATTGAGCCTAAGCATCATGGTAACATTGTTATCGTTATCGACTCTATTGGTAACCTAGCTTCCAAGAAAGAGGTACAAGATTCACTTGATGGCAAATCAGTTGCTGATATGTCAAGAGCCAAATCTATTAAGTCTCTATTCCGTATGGTGACACCACACCTTAACCTTAAAGACATCCCATTGATTGCGGTTAATCACACGTATCAAACACAAGAGATGTACTCTAAGGCTGTTGTGTCTGGTGGTACTGGTATCATGTACAGTGCGGATACTGTTTGGATTGTTGGACGTCAACAAGACAAGGTAGGTACTGAAATCCAAGGCTATCACTTTGTTATTAACATTGAGAAGTCACGATATGTACGAGAGAAGAGTAAGATTCCAATCTCTGTATCGTGGGACAGTGGTATTATGAAGTGGTCTGGTCTTATGGAAGTTGCTGAGAAAGGTGGCTATTTAAACAAACCTAAAGTAGGTTGGTATGAAGCTATTGATCCAGAAACTGGTGTTGTACTCTCAGATAAGTTGATGAGAGCAAAAGAGATTGTTGACAACAAAGACTTCTGGATGAAGATGTTTGAAGAAACAAACTTTGGCAAGTACATTAAAGATTCGTTTACTATTGGTGCATCAGGTGCTATCATGCGTGACGATGAAGTAAGTGCAGAAGTTATCGACGAACTAATCGACGATACAGAAGAATAATTTCCTTGACATTACACGATTTGTGTAATATTATAATCTTTAAGATGGCGGCTAATTTCATTGGTCGCCATTATTTAACTTAGCCGTATGGAACGTTTATATGATAGAAACAACAGTATTATCCAACTTAGTATTTAACGATGAGTTTTATCGTCGTGTTTACCCTTACTTAAAATCAGATTACTTTGAAGACCAAAGTGTAAAGAAAGTGTTTTCTGCTTATACATCTTATGTGGACGAATACAATGATGCCCCATCTATTGAGGCACTTAAAATATCTGTAGATAAACGCAAAGATATGAATGAAGACACTTACAAGCAAGTGATGCATACACTTGATAGTCTTAAGCGTGACCCAGACACTAATACTGATTGGCTTGTTTCTGAAACAGAAAAGTTCTGTCAAGACAGAGATTTGTTTAACACAATACGTAAAGCAATCCTTGTAATTGATGGCGAAGATAAAGAATTCGATAAGGGTGCGTTACCTCAAATGTTGACTGACTCGTTAGGTGTTAGCTTTGACACATCTATCGGTCACGACTATCTTGAGGATTATGAATCTCGTTATGAATTCTACCATCGTAAAGAAGAGCGCACACCCTTTGATATAGATATTCTCAATAAGATTACTAAGGGTGGTTTACCACGCAAGTCTATGACTGTGTTGTTAGCAACGACTGGTGGTGGTAAGTCATTAGTAAAATGCCATGCGGCGGCTTCTGCTTTAATGATGGGTAAGAACGTCATGTACATCACTATGGAGATGGCAGAAGAACGCATCTCAGAACGTATTGATGCTAACATGATGGGCGTTCGTGTTGATGAAATCAAAGACATGGACAAAGATACATACGCTAAACGTATGGGTAGAATTACATCTAAGACAACAGGTAAACTTATTGTTAAAGAATACCCTACAGGTTCAGCACATGCAGGTCATTTTCGTCATTTACTCAATGAACTCAAAATGAAACGTAACTTCAAACCCGATATTATTATGATTGACTATCTAAACATCTGTGCATCATCTCGTATTAAAGGTGCGGCGGCGGCAAACTCTTATACTCTAGTCAAGTCAATAGCTGAAGAAATCCGTGGATTGGCTATGGAATTTGATTGTGCTGTTGTTACGTCTTCCCAGTTCAACCGTGATGGATATGGTAACTCTGATGTTGATTTGACTAATACCTCTGAATCTATGGGCATTACCCATACAGCGGATTGCATCTTAGGTTTGATTACATCTGAAGAACTAGATGATTTAGGTCAGTTGATGTTTAAACAACTCAAGAACCGTTGGGGTGATATTAGTTGGTATAGAAGGTTCGTTGTGGGTATCGATAGAGCTAAGATGCAAATCTTTGATCTTGAAGACTCAGCACAGTCTGGTATTCAACAAGGTCAGTCTACAGCGAACAATACACCAGTCAAAGCAGTTACTAAAGCTGGTATTGATGATCCGATATTTGATAAGACAACATTTTCTAATCCTAAGTCTGGGAAGAAAAGCTTATTTGGCGCAGGGGGTATTACATGAGTTACGTAGTAAAATCGTCAGGCAAAAAGTGGGACATACACGAAACAGAATGGGATATGGTAATACCACTCAAGGTTAGCAAGAGAGAGGCTAACACGATAGCAAGAAAGCTGAACCTTGGTTCTGGGTTTGGACAAGGACCTATCCCAAGTTTTTTCTGTAGTGAATTTAAATCGATAAACGCCTAATGAAAAACATATCAAAGAAGATAGTTCTAGCGAGAGATCGTATGTTGCTTTCTGCTTTGTTGAAAGCATTGACACGCTACATGGAGCATCAGAATAAAGCCAAGAAATATGTTAACCCTAGATCACAATGGTCTGGGGTTAATAACACAGAGGAAACTCTTATGCTTCAAGTTAAGAGGGCTTTAGAGAGACGTCTTAAGAATATCCAGAAACTTTAGTTAATTTCATTATGCAATGAAAAGGTCCGTCACCGATAATCCGTATATCTCTATCTGAGTACACGTTATCTACGAAACCAGTAAACTCTAATGAACCTGAGTTTACAAAATAGTAATGCCCATGGGCTGTTGCTCCATCCCACCTAGAAACGTCTACGTGTTTATTGACTTTACAGCCGTAATGAATTTCTTTAATTGTAACAGAAGCTGTACCCGCATCAAACGTTTCGCCAGCAGCAACAAGGTCGGCTAGTGCAACATCAATAGTATCGCCAGATGAGTCTGTTACGTATACTTTGATTACTGCTTCGTTATGTGATCGTTTTAAGTAGTGTACGTTTGCCATTGCCAACCTCTTTTTCTTTTATTTATAAAATGACAAACTGTCACAGTTTCCTAGAACGCAATACGACTATGCAATCTTAGCGTATCTCTTGGGGTGTTATTTTCAAAAATAGGTGCTAAATATCATTGAAGAAACAAGAAACACTTATTAGAAAAGGATTAATCATGGCACACACATTCTTTAACATCAATAACAATTCAAGCATGTTGTCAGTCTGGGCATACCGTTTTGTAACATTCATCGAAGGAATTTCGCAATCGATGGCTAAAGCTAAAGATCGCAGACAAACATTTAAAACACTCCACGCATTAACAGATAGAGAACTAAACGACATCGGCATTAGCCGTGGCGATATTCGTTCTATTGCTAATGACACATTTCACGAAAACAATCTTCGTGACACATACCCACATAATGTTCGTTCGAACCCAAATTTGAGAGGTTCAGTGTAATGGAATTAGCTAATGCAGAATATGTAAGCCATCCTTTAAAAACAACCTTAAAAGTATTAAGTAAAACAATCGTAGCAATAGGAATGTTCCTATGGGCATTCGGTGAGTCAGCAGGTAGAGCAAGAGCCGCCAGTGAATTATACCGTCAAGGATATGTAGAAGAAGCAAGAAGATTAATGTTGGAGAGCAAATAA